TACTGCAAAGTGATTATCATTACCTGATGTATCAGCACCTATACCACTTGCATCTGTTCCTGTACCTGTTTCTTTAAATTGTAAATAAAATCCGTTAGTGCCATAGCTTCCTGTATAGGCTTTAGGTATCCATACTCCATTGTCATCAAACTCACCAAAGTCTGTTGGTGCTACTTGTGTACCATCTATATGATGAAATTCTGCTAAGTACCCATCTACAAAACCACCACCTGTGTAACTTATATTATGAACATTTGTAGCATTAAAAAAAGTATCTGTATTTTGGCTCATATAAGTAGCAGTTGAAAAAGATGTTTCTTGTACACCATTAACATATAATTTTATTCTGTTTGCTGCTGTGCCATCTTCAGTATCTATAGCAACTACAATATGATACCACGCTGAAGGGTCACGAAATAATCTATTTGTTTGTAAGGCAAAACTTGCACTACCACCAACCTCACCAAAAAATTTTAATGTGTCATTTGATTCAAAAAGTAAACTAGATACATTGTTATTGTTTGTACCTATTGATGTTCCTGCAGAAAATATTCTTTGAGAAGCACCTAAAGTTGTTCTTTTAATCCAAAAAGAAAAAGTAAAAGTATCTCTATCTCCTGCACCACTTGGCGTTATTGCTAATTTAGGACTATCTCCATCATTAAATCTAATAGAGTTATCGATTTCATATCCACCACTAACTGAATTAGCACCTAAGATATTAACCATTATATTACCTCGTCAGGGAACTCACCTAGAGGTCTTGTTGTTGTGCCATCTTCTTGTAATGTATAAGTTAATAAAGTTATTAATGCTTCAACATTTGCACAACCATCTATAGCTGTTTCCATAGCATTAACTTTAGTTCTAACTGCTGCTCTATAAGTTGCAATATTACTTGGTACAGAATAATCAGAAACATCTGCTGCTTTGATTACATACCAATCTGTTGTTGCTAATAATCCTGCTGCTTGTGCATTAAATTTATTTTTATAATTAGTTTTTAATCCATAAGTAACAATTTGATTTCCGTCACTATCTAATAATGGGTCACCATCTTCATCTACTGCATTTACATTTGCTATGGCTTTAGCTGTTGCAGTTCCGTAAGTCGCTGTAACTGTATCTGCGTCTTCATCGTAAGTGTATGTTTGGTTTGTATTAATATAAAATTCTTCAGATTTATAATTTGTATTATCTATAATGACTGTATAAACACCAATCGCATTTCTTTGTGCTTCAGTCCATAAACTATAAATAGCTTTAGGATATTTTGTACCTTCTTTAACATCTCCTTCTGACCATGTGTGTATTCTTTGACCTGCTTGTTCATGACCTACAGGATATACATCTGCAATTACATTATCTGCTGAATATCTAGATGTTACTATTTCTAGTCCTTTGTTTCCTTTTGGAAAACTTGATATTGTTCCGTTTTGTACTATTGCGAACATTCTATACTCCTATGATAAAGTCAGGTTTAAATTCCTGCCTATTTCTAACCACTTTGCACCATTATATCTAAATACAAATAAATCACCTTTTGCTCCTGTTGTTGTCAATACAGGTGCTACATCTCCTGTAAATTCATAGACTGCATTCCATGCTAAAGTATTTCCACCACCTGCGTCTTGAATAGCTAAAACAGAAATAAATTGACCTGCAACCCCATTTGATGCTGCACCCATTGTTCTATTATCTGTTAAAACTACTTTAGCAACAGGTTGTGTTGATGCGTTCCAAGTAATTGTTGAAGCATCAGTAAGTGCAATTTCAGGTGAATATGCACCCATACTTAATTTAATATTTGCGTTACTTACTTGTAGTCTTTCTACTCCACCTGTATCTAAAGCCAAAGTATCACCTGATGCTCTACGCATACCTGTTCCTGTATTACCTGTAAAAGTATATTGAACATTTCCTGCTGTTTGGTCACCTGCTTTATCTTTAATAATTGGATTACCTGTTGCAGTTCCACCAATTTGTACATCTGATGAAGTTGATACTGCACCTGTCATAACAATACTGCCTGTGCCTTTTGTTGTAATAGCTAAACCGACATTTGTATCACTACCATTAGATGATAATATTGGACTATTATTTGTACTATTATTAGTTATTTCTGCATAATTGACTGCTGATGCTGTTGTTTGGAAAATTAATTGTTCATTATTATTTTCATCTAAAACACCATGAGCATCATCTATAACTATATTTTGTGAATTAGTATCTAAATTACCACCTAATTGTGGTGAAGTATCACCTACAATATCAAAACCTGTTACAACACTATCAATAAAATTAATTGTATTTGCTGAAGTATCTATAGTGGCTACTGATATATCTTGTGCACCATCAAAAAACTTTATCCCTAAAGAATTACTTGCTGAATTAGTTGTATCTAACCACATTGTGCCGATTGCTGCTGAAGCAGGTCTTGAAGTGCCTGAGTGCATTGTATTTAATGCTGCTAAAATATTATTTAATTCAGTTCTAAAAGCTGAAAAACCTTGATTTGCTATTGATACATCTGAAACTTGACTCATTTATTATCCTTTATACCTTTTAACTTGTACTTTTCAACCCATAACCATTAGCTACATAGTCGAATGTACGACTTATACCATTACCACTAGAATTTGTAAATGCAATATTAAAACCTGTTATAGTTTTACTACTTATTGTAAATGTATCTCCTGTTGCCATATTTTGTGCTGCAATACCAATTGCAGGTACTGCATGAAATCCATTTGTGAATGTGACTGTTTTTGTTCCTGTTCCACTTGCTACATCAGCACCACTATCAATTCTTTTTTCCATATCTACTGATATTGATATAGCTGAAACAAATGCTCTAGTTGCATTGTTTTTATTAGCAAGTCTTAATTTAAATTTAAAGTATCTGCCTTTATATGTAGATGTTGTATTAAATGGTTGAAATACAGTTGCATTATCTAATGAACTTGTGCTTGTTGCTATTTGTAATTGAGCAGTTGCATTAGTTGGGTCATTACCATCAAAAGGAGCAGGAGCATCATCAAAGGTAGCAACACCTCTACCACTATCAAATTGGTCATAAGGGTCTTCAATTTGGTCAATAGTTAAATTCTTTGTAAAAGATACATCATAAATACCTGTTAAAGACAAAGTTGAATTAAGAGTATAAAAACCTTCATTATCAATATTATTATCACCTGCACCTAAATCAAAAAAATTTGTAACACTATCAAAATTACCTGCTGTATCATCAAAATCACTTAATGTATCTAATACTAGAGATGGTGTTCCACTACTATCTGTTAAAGCTATATCATTATCAGAAGTACCTAATGTTATATCTTCATTTATAGTAATTACAGGAACAAAACTTTGTAATGAACTTATATTAGAAAAAATTATTGTTTCGTTATTACTTTCATTACCTAATTTATCAACTGCTTTAATTAAATATGCACCTGTTCTAGCATTAGTGGTTATGGTTGTTCCTGATGAACGTGGTACTTGTAACCAATTAACAGATTTATTCCATTGTGAGCCACTTGTTACATTTTGGTATCTAATTTCATAATAAGCAATATCTAAGTCTGTGTTTGCGTCCCAATTTAATTGCATTTGACTAGAGCCTTGCATATTAACTGAAAAGTTTTGCACATCTGAAGGTGGCTCTGTTGCTCCTACAATAGTTCTATTTGCACTCGTATATGCTGAACTAACTCCTAATGCGTTTATAGATTTAATTCTTACATTATAAATTCCACCATCTATAACATTAAGCATTTCATAATTTAAATTAGAACCTACTACTAAAATTTTATAATCACTTTCTGTACTTAATTTAACTTCTACTTGATATTGTACTGTGAATTTATCTACACTTGCACCTACCAATATATTTAATCTTGTTAAAACAACACCCTCTGAATATTCAATTAATTCATCAGTTAATGTAACACTTGCAGGTGCTGTAACAGAATAAGGATTAGGAAAAGTAGTATCAGGAATATCATCTACTTCTGATTTAGCTGTGAATGTATACCAACTTTCTTGATGTTCTGTTAATGATAATCCTACTGTAAAGTTTGAATTTAAAGATATGCCATTAACTCTAAACGGCTTATTACTAAATCCTGTAATGGGGTGGGTTAGATTAACAATATCACCTATGGCTAAATCTAATGCTTCATAATTAGCTGTTAAATCAACTGCTAAATTATTTCTTGACCTTTCTAAAACTATTTCTGCAAATTCTAATGCTTGATAAGGACTTGTAATAGTAGGAATATCAATAGTACCTTCTTGTAAAAATCCACCATCAGCAGTTTTTAATGTTTGGTGGTCACTATCTGCTTCAGGATAAACAATAGTATCAGCTTGGTAATTCTTTAATGGATTAATAAATGAAGCTGAAACCCTATTAAAATTTTCATTCTTTCTTTGTGATTGAACTTTCATACCACCTATAATTGTATCGGTTGTTAATGTTATTGCTGCACTTCCTGTTGTTTCAATAATCAATTTATATTTACCTTGTGTATAAGGTAAGAAACCTCTCATGCCTTTGACTAGAATTTTAACATTATCTAAAATTTTTCTTGATGTATCTAAGACTGCATTACAATCAAATAAGTTAATTTGGTCTGCACCTGAATAGGGTGTGACTTGGGTTGTTGCAACTGTACTAGCAGTATAAAAACTTGGAATATCAATATCAGCAATAGCAATACCTTTTCCATATCTTGTATTGGTTAAGTAATCTAATAAACACCATGCAGGGTTTGATGAAAATGCTGCCGTTTGTGCTTGTGAACTTGAATTATATGCTACTAATTTTTTACCTTGAACTACTGCTTGTATTTTTGGTACACCACCAAATTTATCTTGATTCCATTCTAATTTAAAAGCTATATATGCAATTCCTGATAATTTATGATTACTTCCCCAACTACTAAGTCCTGTTAATAGTGATGCTGCTGATTGTCCATCAGTACCAAAAAAAGGTTGCACTTGTATATTAGTTCCAAACCTAGAGTCATTAGAAGTTATAGTTGAGCCATTAGCAATAGAAGCACCGAATGTAACTGCATCATCATCAAATAAAATACTTGTAATGCCATTGATTTCACCTTCAGCTAATACTAAAACTCCATAGAGATATTGGTTATCTGCTCCTGAAGTCTCTAAAAAAACTCTTGTTCCACCAACTAATCGTGTTCCATAAATAACAGGTATATTTGAGTTATTAGATTGCTTATTAAGTAATACACCTTGTGCTTCTTTATTGGCTGCTGAATTACCGAAATCAGGTATATCAGGCATAGAAATAAACCAAGATATAAACTTGGTAAATACTTTGGTAATTGAATCTACTATATCACCCATGCCAATACTCCTTTGTTATAAAACTTTTTTCCTTTATATCTTTATCTTTAACTCTTAGCCATTGTAATTTTCTATTTAAACCAAAATGGTTAATAGCTTCCTTTTTTAACCATTTAGAAAATAGTTTAGTTTCAAAACTAAGATAATTAATTATCCATATATTTTTACCACAATTCCATTCAAATCTATTAATAATTGCTGTTTCCATGAATTTATTTTGTACATTATTATTAAGATATGCCCAATTAATAAAACCTACAATTTTATCTTTATCTTTTAATATTTGATATTGGTTATTCTCATAGCATGGGAGTAAATGGTGAATAATATCTATATCGTCTATATCTTTGTATTTATCAAATAATTTATAATAAGGAACAACCTCATCAATCATTTCCTTCCCCATAATATGTCATTAACAGTTAGTGCTGCAAACTCCATACCAACATCTGTACTAAAATATTTTTGCTGACTTCCTGTATTTGTTTGTCTGCCACCAATACGGCTAAAGTCTGAAAAGTGTGAAGTACAAGATAGACTCATTGTTCCTGAATTTGTATTAATACTAAAACTTTCTATATAACCTCTATCAAAGTTAAATGTATCTATTAAAACATCTGAGCCATTTAATAAGCCTACATCAATCGTGACTTCATCATTAGAAACATTGTTATTTAATACTGCTGCCACATAAGTGTTATCAACTGATGATAATGAGATTTGAAAGTTTGCTACATTAATCTCTGAACTTTCTGACTTACTTGATATCTTTAATAAATGACCACTAGAAGTAAAGGTATTACCACCACTTACTATATTTTTATAATGATTGGTTAATCTTACGACAGTAGCAAATCCTATTGTTAATAATATAATTGGCTTGACAGATTGTTTGGCAAATTCTGTTTTGAGGTCACTCGATAATCCTCTTGCCATTATAGAGCCTCAATAAAATCTAATTCGAATGTGTATTGGTCTATTACACTTGTTTTAAATTGTTGAACATCATTTGATAATCTAACTGTAAATTGTACACCATCATAAGTTACTGCTTCATTATTAGCCAAATTACTTCTTAAAGGTGGCTCAATAGTTAAAGTTGCATCATTACTTCCGTCTGCTGTTACATCAGCAACAACCATATAAACCTTAGTATGATTAGCGAACTTAACAAAATCTCCTGCTTTTAATGTACCTGTCATAGCATCTACTGTAATAGTAGTATCACCTGCTGTATGCGCACCATCAACTAAAACTGTTCCTGATACATTACCTTTAGCATTTTTTAAATCAGGTAAAGATACTTGAAATGTATTCTGTTGACTTCTTTGTTTCATAATAAAAGCTAATACAGGAGAAAATGTTTCTCTTGTCATTGTTGGATAAGAAGCTGTAAAAGAAAATCTTTGACCATCAATTTGTGTGCTAAACATTTTACCACTATCAGTTGTTGAGGTAATAGTTTTCTGCTCACTTGTAAAACCTACTGATTTAAATTCAGGTGAGGTTGGTAATGTTCCACTCATACTAAGGCTTCCTTCCCTTGACTATTTAAAGCATCATTTATTACATTAACTATTGTTGCTCTGCGTTTAATTAATAATTCATCAAATCCTTGTGTATCATTGGCATTAATAATTACATTAATAGTTTGACCACCACCTACTTTATCATTAGGTATTATTGTTCCTGATTGATTGGGTTGGAATAATTCAGGTCCTTGTTCGCCCACCAAATAAGGAGTACCACCTGTAACTTGTCCACCTGTTCTTCTTCCTGTATATTGTTGTGAAGCTATTGATGCGACTTGTGCAATACCTAAAGCACCAATCATTACAGCAAAAGGTATACCAATTGGACCCATAGCTAAAGCCTTAGTAATTCCTGCAGCAGTATCCATAACAGCATCTTTAATTCTAAAGGCTTTGTTTAATGCAAACATTTCTTTATTATGTTGTGCTAAACCATCTAAGGCAGACCTCATTCCTGCTTTAGCAATTTCTTTTTTTTGACCTTCTGCTAAATCTGTTAAATCTACATCTTTAACTTTTCCTGTCTTAGCTAAATCAAGCTGTTTTTGAAAATGTTTGGCTCTCATTTCACTTTCTTTTTGTTGAATTGATTCTAAATCTTTTAAATATTGTTCTTCCATAGTTATTTTCAAATCATACAATTCCATTACTTGGTCGTTTGTAAGGTTTTTTGTAGTTTCCAAAAAGTTTTGTATAATTTCTAATTCTTCTACATATTTAGCTTGAAGTTGTTCAATTTCTGTTCTGTGATTTCCTATTATTCTATCAATATCTTTACTATAAGAAGCTGCTTCTATTTCCTCTATTATACTACTAAAACTTTCTCTTTGTCGTATTTCTTCACCATAATGAAATCTTCTCAAATCATTAATTGCTATTAATTGTTCTTCTATTTTTTTAATTTCTAAATCTAGTTTACTAGTATCTACTGTAGAAGTAGTAACACCAAAATCATCTCTACCTACTTCTAATCCTGTATCACCTAGTGCATCTTTTTTTTGTTTTCTTAATAATTCTAATTCTAATCCAAGTTGTTTTGCAGCAAATACAGCACTATCAAAATCAGTTACAGTACCTACTAATGCTCCATCTGATAATTCATCTTTAAAATTTCTAAATTTAATTGTTAATAAAGTCATAGCACCAATGAAAATAGATATACCACCAAAGATAATGTTTGCTTTTGATGCTGCATTAAATCCTATCATTGCAACTTTCATACTAGTAATTGAAGTTGCTATACCCATAAATGCTTTTGCAACTTTTAAAGCTATAATCCCTCCAAATATCCCAAATATTATATCTGCATTATCTGCTAGTGTTTTAAAACCTTTACTAACTGCAACAACTGCTCTTGCTAAACCAATACCTATTTTCTTTGCAAGTTGGTCTATTACTGCTGAATTTTCTTCTAATGTATTATTTAAACTACCAAATTGTCTTTTTATTTCAGGAAAGAAACCTGCTTCTGCAATCGTCTTTTGGAAATTAAAAACTTTATCACCTATCATTGACAAAGTTCCTTCAAATGTTTCTGCTAGTGCATCTGTTGCTCCTGAAAATCTTCCTCCATTTGAAAACACTTCTTCAAACTTTGCTATAGTTTCTTCTACTGAAACTCTTGCACCTGCTTTAAATCCTAATAAAGCATTTACACCTCTTTCTCTAAATAAATCAGCAGCACTTATACCACCACTAAATGCTCTTTGAATTTGCATAGCAGTAGTTTCAAAATCTAATCCTGATACTGCTGCAACATTACCTGTAATTTCTAATACTCTATTTAAATCACTTGCATCTTTTGCAACAACTGCTAGTGAGCCTGATGCTTTTGTAATTGCTTCTAATGAAAATGGAACTTTACTTGCAAATTTTGTTAGATTAGCAAAAGCTAACGCACCTTGGTCTGCACTACCAAACAAGAATTTAAATCTTACTCCTAAACTTTCAACTTCTTTTCCAATATTAACAATAGACTTAATAGCTAATCCTGCACCTAATCCAATAAGAGCATTTTTTAGATTTAATACTGATGATTTAGTTTTATTAAGATTACCTTGTACTTGATTAAGAGCCTGTTGACTCTTATCTTTAGCTACAATATCTATTCCAAGTTTTTTAGTTGCCATGTTTCATTTTCGCTATTCTTTGTTGTCTTTCATTATCATCATGTTTCAATTCATAGTAAGATAACCACAACATAAACTCATAGCAAGACATTTGCAAGACTTCTGCAACTGTCTTATGCAACTTTTCAGCGATTGCTAAAACATTATAGACTTCAGGTGTTTCTTTTATTTTTTTTTTAAAGAGGCAGTATCGTCTGTGTTCATTATTTGAGAAGCAACCCTTGCTAATACATCTGTATCAGCTTTAACTTTAAATTTTAATTTATGTTCCATAGTGAACATTTTATCGCCATCTTTAGTTAGAGACTTCTCTATAATAACATCAATGAGAACATTTAAATCTCCACCTTCACTACCTTTAAATATCTTAGACTTTTCAAGCATATTAAAAGGCTTAGTGTAAATTGATTTATCACCAACTAAACCCCATTCTTCTACTTCAATTATCTTAGTTTCTAATGCATCGAAGTGACCTTTGACTCCTTCAAAGAAGTCGATTTTTTCAGTTGTCATGTATTATTAAGAAACAGTTCCTATGGTTAATGCACCTGTGCCTTGAAAAGAAACAGTTCTTGTAGTAACACCATCTAAACTTACACCAATTGCCATTGATGTAATAATACCATTTCCTGCAAGTGATTGGTCTCCTGAGTCATTACCTTCAGGTAATAGTGTAAAAGCAATAGTTGCTCCAACATCTAAAGTTTCTTGTGGTGCATCACCTTCGTCATAATGCATATCTAATGAGCCTGAGAAAGCAGTTCTACCTGCTAAATATGTTTTTGCTGCGTTGCCTAAACTTGTATCTTCTACAACATCTCCTGTTGTATCTATTGTAAAACCTGTTAAAGCACCTAAAACAGCACTTCCACATTTTACAACACCTTCTTTACCATGATGTGCCATTTATATTACTCCTTTGTAATTTTTGGTTTATATATTTCTTTTTTATCTTCTTTTGGTTTTATTTCAACTTGTTTATTTTCAACCTTAGAAGAATTTTCAACATAGCCTAGTTTTAAAAACTTTTCAAGACTATTTGGATTGATAGTAATAATATCATTACCTTTTTTCATTATTAAATCTTTAGCCATTATGCTGTACCTCTCGTAAATTCATATAAAACTCTTACCACAATTCTTACTGCTCCGATAGGAAAAAGTACACCTTCATCTGCTGATACATCTACAATCTGTGTATCAATAGCATTATTGTTTCTTGTAATATCATTATCAAGTGTTTCTTCTACCACTTCTACTAATTGGTTTCTTGCTGTATCAATATTGCTTGTTGTGCCTTTGACATATCCAACTATAACAAAATCAATAGTTCCTGACCTCTTACCTGTACTATTACTACCCATTGAAAAATCTTCTCTGCTTTCGTCACTTGTAGAGATATAAACGGCAGGAAATTGTGCGTTACTTAATTCTTCAGCTTCAAATGGCTCTCTTGAAATCTTCTTAAATGTAATTGGAGAACTAACTGCTGTGAGTTTTGTTACTATATCGGTGGCTATATCTTCTCTTTCACTCATAGTTTTAATTCCTTTGCAAGTATTCTACTAAATATTGTTCTAATTTTATTTTGCTCATCTTTACTTATTCTAAAGAATTGTCTAGTAATTCTTTTCTTACCTACACCAAACATGTCATGAAATGCTGCTTTTTTATTAGCAAGGTTTTGTCTAAAGAATAATACACCTTTACTAGCACTTGCTTTAAATGTTAAAGAACTAAACATTTGACCTGTGTCTGTTAAATCAACTACTCCTGATTGTTTAACTGATGCTCTTTTATATTTAGGTGAATAAGGTTTAAATCGTTTACCATAAGCATCAACACCTTTAGATTGAGTTCTTTGTTTGATTTCTTTTACTTCAAAAGCTGAAACATTTGCTAGTGACTTCTTAATAGCACCTGACATCTTTTTTGACATAGCTTTAATTTCATTAGCAATCTGAATTGAATTGCTAGTAATTTTTATATCAGCAACCATTATCTAATAAGTTTCAGATGATGGATTGGCTCTTTTTCACTTGTTGTTACAGTTCCGTCTGCATCTTCATCATACTCAACACCATCTCTTAGTATTGCTTGAAATTCTTCATTATATCTTGCTCTATAAAATTCTATTTGTACTTGAAAAGCATCTATATCTCCATCAGGAGTTTTCCATTTAGTAAGCATTGGTAATATGTATTCACCTAATGCTCTATAGACAACTGACCTAGTCCATTGTGCGTTAGTTAATAAGGCTTTATTTAATTCAATAGAAGTAACTTTTGTAATATCTTTAAATCTTACTGTATGGCGATATCTCTCCCACCATTCCTCACGAATACGTCTAATGACATCATCTTCTGCGTGTTGTAATTGCGTATCAAAATTAGTTATGCCATAAGCTGCAATATCAGGTTGGTATTCCTGAACATCAGATAATGCTACTGCTAATTCAGAGGTAGCCATTAGTCATCTTTCTTTTGGGTTTCTTTTTTTGGCTTTAAAAGAGACATCTTTGGTTTATCTAATACAGGTGACCAACCTCTTAAAGTCCATGTAGTTTTATTGGCTTCATAGTCAACTGTACTTCTTTCAATAGTTTTATTTCCGTTAGTTAATTTCATAATTACCTTTCTGTTTAGCAAGGTGGGGAATTAACCCCACCTTTAAGATTATATTATTATGATACTATGCTTGAATTAACGTGTAATTCAACACCATAACTATCATGTATCTCACCAACACCATATACTGCTGTTGCTACGATTTCTGTACCTCTAAGACTGGCATCTCTTTGTGTTTCAATCTTTAGGTCTTGCATCATTGCTAAAGCTAAAGCATCTTTATGGAAAATACCAACTTTATAGTTTCCTGCTGTGCCTGTGTTAGCCATGTTTGCTGACTCAAAGATTTGCATACCTGCAAGTCTACCTAAATAGCCACTTCTTAATGCTTCATTAGAAATGTCTGTATCAATACCTGCAAAAGTATTAGTTAAGCCTGATTTAAGGTCATAACCAACATGAGGGTGAACAACTGCATAACATTCGCTAGTGTCCAAACCAACTGACCTAAGAACTGCACCTGCATTAAAGATAGTTGCAGGGGATAGAACTGTTGAAGTACTACCTGCTGTCACAGAAAAACCATCAAACAAGGCTATTAAGTCTTGGTCAATTTTCTTTGCGATAGCATTACCAAACAGTTGTCCGATATCTGCCGCAACATTTCTTGATGCACTATTTTTAGCTAAATCAGTAAGTGTTGTCATAATTCCAACTTCTGATGCTGTAATGGTTACAGAAGAAGGATTAATAGCTGTGTTGGCTAAATCAGTTGCGTCTGCTACTGCTGCTGCTGCGACTGCTGCATATATAGGAACTTCTATTGATTTTCCACCACCTGCTATTGTGTAGTTTTTAACTAAATTCTTCATTAATGATTTTTCATTAACTACGAATTGAGCCTCTGCGATAATTTCCGTATATAATTCGGAAATGGTACTCGATGTTGTTTCGTTTGACATTTTTATATCCTTTCGAAGATATTATTTTTTATTTAAATCAATAATCGTGGGTTTATTATCTCTTTGCCTTTTGTATTCAGCATAGATTTTCCTATCCTCAGGATTATTCATATCTAACTCCGAAATATTTAAAGTCTTATTCGTATCTGACTTACCCACATTACTAACACTTCCACTCCCTGAAGGAGTTGCTGCTTGAAAGTGTGCGTTCTGCGTTAAAAACTCTTTTACTGCTTCATCAACAGTTAATAGTTCACCTTGTGAGTTATATCGTGGTGTTTTATCTTTATCAAGTATTTCCACACGACCATCTGCATTTAATTGAACATTATTTTTTAATAGTTCTTTTATTTGCTCAGGATTAATTGCACCATTGATTGAAGCTGAATTAATAAGCTGTTTATCAACTCTTTCATTTTTAAGTTCTTGCTCTAGTTTAGTAACTCTTTCTGTAAACTCTTGTGATTTCTTTTTAATCACTTCATCAAATTTACCTCGTTCTAATGCAAGTTCTTCTTCTTGCTTTGCTTTCTCTGCTATTGCAGATTTAGCATCATCAAGGCTTTCTATGCCCAACTCTTTTAACATTGATTGTTTTTGTCTTGCTAATCTCTCAGCAACTATCTTATCAATATCAGCTTGTTTTAATTGAGGTTGTTCTTGTTTGACTTCTTCTTGTTTAGTTTCTTCAACTATTGTTTCCGTTACTTGCTCGTCAGCCATATTGGACACTCCTTTGTGTTATATATATATAATTTATGTTTAGGCTTATTTTACTTAATCTTCAAGTAAATTTTCCCATTCAGGGTCATAAGGTATGAAACTGTGCCTACATCTGTAGCCACCTCTATTTATAAATGGGTCATCACCTGACTTACCTTTCCATCTTGAACTCCATAAAGTTCTAGCTTCTTGTTCAGTAAATATTCTACTTTGATGCCTATTACAAAAATCTCTAGTAGTTGCGATTGCTGTTCCTGTATATTTAAATGAAGTAATACCTGCTTCATTTGCTTTGTATTTAGTAAACTGACCATCAAATTGCATTATACTATCGTGTGCAATTTGACTTGCATATTTCCTCATATTATCACCTAAAATAGTATTAGCATATTTTCCATTTAATTGTGTTTTAGCAATAGCAACTTTATCTAATATAGATTTATTATTTGAATATCTATTCTTAGCAACATAATCGACTAATCTATTAACTGCGTTCTCATTACTACTTTGATATACACCATTGATTGCTCCTCTAATTTCTTTAACCATTGCGTTGAATGGCTTACCTGTAACTGCCGATTGATAAACATTATCAGCTATAACATTAAGAAATCTATTGGCTACTTCTTCAAATCCACTAAATGATAAGAATTTTAAGTTATTAATAGTTGTTAAATTAGCTTTGGTTAATGTTTTAAATCTATCAGGTAATGGCAAAGGTCTAATTAATGCCTGATATTCTTTTACTATCTCATCATACTCACTAACTAATAATGATGCTTCTTTTAAATAGGTTTCTTCAAT